ATGGCAAAATATGATTGGAAGCAATTAGAAAAAGAATATATATTAAGTGACTATAAATCAGTAAAAGAATTTCTAAGAAACAAAAATATTAAATCCACTGGAAACACTAATAAACAGACAAAAGGCTGGTCAGAGAAAAAGGCAATAAAAGAGCAACGAAAGAGCAACAAAACAGTAGAAAAGGTAATAGAAAAACAATCAGAAAAAGAAGCTCAACAAATTGCAGATATAAAATCTATAGCAAACGAATTAGCTCTTAATGTATTAAAAGCAAATACAGAACTTAATAAGCATATAGCAAAATCAAAAACAAAAACAAAAACGGTGACATATGATCCTAAAGCATTGAAGCCATCTAAAGAGGTAACGAAAGAACAAGAAGAAGTAAACGAATATATAAGCATAATAGACAGACAAGGATTGAAAATGTTAGCTTCTGCATTGAAAGATTTAAACGAAATATTAACAGACAAACAAGGTAACAATGAAACAGATTTAAACAATGTAAAAGAAGTATTGATAAAAATAAAAGAGGTAGCTAATAATGGACAAGACAATTGAAATAAGTAGTAAACAAGCTGAATATATAAGAAATGCTACGCATAGATGGAATTTTAAAATAGGAGCAACACAGTGTGGAAAAACATATATAGATACATTATTTTTAATACCTGAGAGAATCAGAGAAAGAGCAGGCTTGAAAGGACTTGTTTTTATTGCTGGCGTATCAAAGGGGACTATTCAAAGAAATGTTATAGAACCACTTCAAGAGATTTGGGGAAACAAATTAGTTACTGATATAGGTAGTAATAATATTGCTACAATATTTGGAGAAAAAGTTTATTGTATTGGTGCAGACAATGTCGGCATGGTAAGAAAATTTAGAGGTGCTAGAATAAAATACTTATACATTGATGAGGTTGTAGACATTAATGAGGAAGTATTTGAATTATTAAAATCAAGACTAAGTTTTGAATATAGTGTTGGTGAAGGTAGTGGAAATCCACAAAGTCGAACACATTATATCAAAAGATTCCTAGAAAGTGATGTTGATGTATATGTTCAACATTATACATTGTTTGACAATCCATTTTTACCTAAAAAAGTTGTTGAGGAAATGTGTAAAGAGTATAAAGGCACAGTATATTATAACAGATATATCCTAGGACAATGGTGTAATGCTGAAGGATTAATATTCCAACAAATTGCAAATGATGATAAAAGATTTATTACTACTACAATTCAATATAATTCTATAATAAGTATAGGGATTGACTGGGGTGGCAACAAATCAAAACATAGCATAACAGCAACAAAAATAAGCAGAGATTTTAAAAGTGTACAAGTGCTAAAAGCTAGTACAATGAAAGCAACAGGAACAAACACAAAGCAAGTATTTAGATGGATAATAAATTTTATAAAAGAGATACAGGACAAATATGGAACTGTATCTTTTATTTTTGCTGATAGTGCAGAACAAGTATTAAACAATTCTTTAAATGGAGAATTAAGAGCAAATGAAATTAATTTGGCAGTTCAAGATAGCTTAAAGATTGAAATTAAGAACAGGATTGAACTTTGGAATAGGTTGTTAAATTTGGATAAAATAAGCTTCATAGAAGGACAATGTCAGACTTTAATAGAAGCTTTACAAACAGCTTTATATGATGAAAAAGCAAAAGATGACAGGTGGATAGATGATGGAGAAACGTCGGACATAGATAGTTTAGATAGTTTCAATTACTCATTTGAATATTGGTTTGAAGAGATATCTTATTATTTAGGAAAGGTAGCATAAAATGAATAATGTAGTATTAAAATATTTAAAAAGCAAAGGATATAATACAGTATCGACAGATTATTATAATTTTGTGGAAACATGGGAGTCTTGGTGGAAAAATCAAGTAGACTTTCATAAATATCATGACCAAACAGGAAAAGAAAGAAAAATGTTTAGTCTAGGCATGGCAAAAAGACTAGCAGAGGATTGGTCAAGCATATTATTTACTGAAAGAGATGAAATAACAACAAAAGCGAACACAGACAAACAAACAGAGGTAAATAATGAATATTTAAATAATCAGTTAAAGCTATTAAAAATATATAAAGACTTACCGACAGCAATAGAAAAGGCAATGGCAATGGGAACAGCAGGGGCAACAATGAGAGTTAAACATGCAAAGGTAGATAAACAAGGAAGGCTATATGCGGATGAAAGAACAAAGCTAGATATTATTTACTTAGACGCAAACCAAATTATACCTTTAAAAGTTGAACATGGAGTAATAATTGATGTTGCTTTTGTAAGTGAAAATACTATAGACGGTAAAAAAGAATATTATATTGAGTTACATCAATTAAAATATAACAAAAAATTAAATCAAGAAATATACGAAATATCTAATAATTATTTAGATGAAAACGGAAATGAAATAAACAAAGAGGGCATAGCTAAGAGTTATACAGTTAATTCTAGTGTGCCTTTATTTAGTATCTTAAAGCCAGCAATAGCAAATCCAATTGATACAGAATACAACAATGTAAATGGGATGGGATTTAGTGTATATGGAACTGCAATTGATCAACTTACGGCCTGTGATATTACATACAATAATTTTGTTATGGATTTTTACCTTGGAGGGAAAAAAGTATTTTATAACAAAAAAATAACAAGAACTAAGACAAGACAAATAAAAGATACAGAAGGAAATATAAGAGAAGAAGAATATGAGGTATATCCTGATGACGTAATGAAACAACAGTGGGCTGTATATGGAGATACTGAAATAAGTAACATAAAAGAAAATCCAGTTGTAACAGAATACAATCCAAAGTTAAGAGTACAAGAAGATAAAGAAGGAATACAATTTGCTTTGAATATGCTAAGTTTTAAGGCAGGGCTAGGAACAAAATATTATGAATTTAATGAAAATTCGGTAGTGACTGCAACTCAATACGTTGGAGATAGACAGGACTTAATCGAAAATGCTAACAAACACCGCAAGAGTGTTGATGAATTTGTAAGTGGAATATGCAAAGCTATTCTTTTACTAGGAAGAGTATTATTCAAAGAAAAAGTAACAGAAGATTGTATTGTTACAATAACAGACAAAGATGGTTTTATGGTTGATACAGAAACAGCAAAACAGGAATTTAGACAAGATATAGCACAAGGAATAAGACAAGCTTGGGAATATAGAGTTAAATTCTTAGGGGAGACAGAAGAAAAAGCCAAGGCAATGGTAAAAGATGAAGAAATAGAAGATATTGAAGAATAAGAGGTGTTTTAAATGTTAACACCTGAATATTTAAATGATATAGAATTTAATGATGTTGTAAGACTATATAATAAATTAAATATAGAAATAACAGCTGATATAATAAGCAGAATAAGTATAATGGATGATATTACAGCAGTAAGTAAAGAACAAATGAAAATATTATTGCAAACAAATGGAACAGAAATATTTAATGAAGCATTAGAAAAAACATCATTATTAACAAGAGAAACAAAGAATGCATTAAAGTTACTATTCAAAAACATGGCAAAAGAAGATATGCAAGGATACGAAGAATTATACGAATATAGAGAAAAACCTTTTAAGCTGAGTGAGACTCAATACAACATACTTAATCAAGGATTAAAACAAACTAATAAAACACTAAAGAACATGACAAATACTATAGCCTTTCAAAGTCAACAAGCATATGTTAACGCAGTAGATGAAGCATATATGAAAGTTATAAGCGGTGCATTTGATTATACGTCTGCTATTAATACAGCTGTACAACAATTAGCAGACAAAGGAATAACATTAAAAGATAAACTTGGGAGAAATATACAATTAGAAACAGCAGTAAGAAGAAATGTGTTAAGTGGCATTCATACAACAGCAAACAATATAAATAGAAATATAGAAACAGAGTTAGGTTGCGATGGATATGAGGTTACAGCACATTTAGGGGCAAGACCAAGTCACGCAGAAGAACAAGGTAAACAATTTGCAGTAAGTAAAAAAGATGCTAGCAAATATGGTTTAGAGTTATGGTCAGATGTTGCAGAATTATGGGAAGAGTACAATTGTAGACATAGCTATTTCGGAATAATCTTAGGAGTTTCAGAACCAGTATATACAAATAAAGAATTAGAAAAACTTAAGAATGCAACAGTTACATTAAATGGAAAACAAGTACCATATTATAAGGCCACTCAAAGACAAAGACAATTTGAAAGTGATATAAGAAATACAAAACGAAGTATACAAACATTAGATAAAGCAGGCATAGACTCATCAAATCAAAGAAGTAAATTAAGACAATTGCAAATGAAACAAACAGCATTTTGCAAAGAGACAGGACTTGAAAAAGATTATTCAAGAATGAAAATTGCAAAAATTAAGACAAACGAACAAGCAAAGTATAAAGATATAACAGAACAATTTAATTCAGTAAAGAAATATAAAGTTAAACAGCAACAATACTACAAAGATGCTCAAGGAACTAAATACTTTGTAGATGGAAAAAATGTTTTAATGGAAACATCGGATAGAGAAAAAGAAGTAGCTAAAATTCTTGGAAAAGCTTTTGGAGGGCAAGTAAATATAATACCAAGAATAAATAATCCAGCAAGTATAAAAACACCAGATTATATTATTAACAATGAAAGATTTGACTTAAAAGAAATTACTGGTAAAGGTAAATATGCAATAGAAGGTAATTTAAGAAAAAAGAAAAACCAAGCAAATAATTTTATTATAGATGTAACAAATACTAAAATGGATTCCAAAGAAATAGAAAGGCAAATAAAAAGTATTTATATTTCAAAAAGATTCATGTGGATTGATAAGATATTTGTCATAAAAGAAAACAAAATAATAAATGCATATAAAAGAAAATAATTGAAGGTCAACTGCGAACCAAATATATGGGGTTCTCAACTGACCTTCAATAATAATATTATTAACTTAATTATACAATAAATTAGGCTAATAATCAATAGTTTATGCAAAAAAATACAATTTATACATTAAATTAGTTATTAACATTTTAATATATATAAGAAGCTGACGAGCTTCTTTTTTAATGTCTTTTTTCAATTAGACGTAAAAGAAATTGAAATGTTGGGCATACGACGTTAAAAATAGCAAATATTATCAAATTCGAGGGAAGAAAAACCCGTAGAAAATCGTAGGAGGAGAAATATTATGAAAAGAAGTTTTTTAGAAGGATTATTCAAAGATTTAGAAGCGGAGGATAGCGTTAAGAAAAATATCATTGATAGTATTATGGATGAAAATGGTAATGATGTTAACGCAGAAAAAACAAAAACTTTAATGGCACAAAATGATTTAAAAGTAAAGGAAGGATTAATCGAAGAACTAAACAAAAAAATAAAAGAAAATGGTTCTGTCGATATAGAAGAAATCAAAAGAGTAGCTAAAGAGGAAGGTTTTACTGAAGGTTCTAAAGAAGTTGAAGAATTTAAGAAAACAAACGCACTAAAAAGTTCCATAAAAGGAGCAAAAGACTTTGACTTAGTTTATAGCAAACTAGACAAAGACAAAATTAAATATGAAAAAAATGATAAAGGAGAGTACACAGTAAGTGGCATTGATGAACAAATCAAAGATGTCAAAGAAAAGTATTCTTTTTTGTTTGATGAGGAAGATGATGGAAGCTCAGAAATTAATCTTGGTGGAAATCATAACAAATTATCTGAAAAAGATGGCTTAAAACAACTAGAAGAAGCTATGGGAATTAAAGAAGATAAAAAATAGAAAGGAAGAATGAAAAATGCCAAATACAATAGAATTATTTAAAAAGAATGCACCAGAGTTATTAGACAAAATATATAAATCAGAGTCAACAACAAGTGATTTCGATATAAACGGAGCTTTAGTACAAGCAGGAAAGAATGCAAATGAAATAATTGTTCCAGTATTAGATATGGACGGATTAGGAGATTATGACAGAAATAGTGGTTACATTGATGGAGATGTATCATTAACGAACGAAACTAAAAAATTCAATTATGAAAGAGGAAGAAAATTAAAAACAGACGTAATAGACAATGAAGAAACAGGAGGAGTAATATTAGGAAATTTATCAGCTGAATTTTTAAGAACAAAAGTTATTCCTGAGGTTGACGCTGTAAGATATGCTACGTATGCATCTATCCCAGGAATTTCAAAAGTGCCAGCAGGTACTAGCTACGATACTGCAGAAGAAGTTTACAAAGCAATTGCTAAGGCGTGGGATGACATGACAAACGATGAAGTACCGGAGGAAAATAGACATTTAAGAATAACATCTGTTCTATTAGGTATGATTAGAGATATGGATACTTATAAATCAAAAGAATTATTAAGCAAATTTGCAAGCATAAAAGTTGTACCACAAGCAAGATTCAAAACTGTAATTGAATTATTAAGCGGTAAAGATGCCGACGGAGAAAGAAAAGGTGGATTTAAAGCAGGAACAGAAGCAAAGGATATAAACTTCATGATAATTCATAAACCTGCATTATTACAATATACAAAGCATAATAAAATGAAATTATTTACACCTGATCAAGATCAAGATGGAGATAACTACAAATGGTTATATAGATTATATGGATTAAATGAATATTACAAAAATAAAGTTGCTGGTATTTATTTATCACATAAAGCTTAGGAGGTAAAGAAATGTCAAAAAAAATAGGAATAGGTTATTCTTTTAAAGAAAAAAGCCTAGAAAATGAAAATAAAGAATTAAAAGCTAAACTAGCTAAACTTGAAGCCGAAAATAAAAAGGTTAAAGAACCAACAGTGGCAGAATTAAAAGCTAAACTAGATGAATTGGGAATAGAATATGACAAAAAAGCTAATAAGGAAGTATTGTTAACTTTATTACCACAAGAGTAGGAGCTGATAAAGATGAAATATGCAGATTATAGCTATTATTTACTTGAGTATAAAGGAAAACTACAAGAAATCTTTTTTGATTCACTAATAATAAAAGCAAGCAGAGAAATTGATAAGAATGTCAATACAAGACTAACAGAAACAAAAATAAATAATTTGCCAAAAGAAGCACAAGAACAGTTGAAATATACTGCTTGTGCTTTAGTTGATTTAATAAATAAAAAGGAAGAAAGTACAAACAGAAAAATTACTTCATATTCAATAGATGGAGTAAGTAAAAACTTTAAAGTGCTTTCTGATGAAGAATATAAAGTGGCTAAAAAGGAAATAATCAATTGTTTGCCTGATGAATTAACATGCTTTTTATAGGGAGGTTAGTATGGAAGATTTTCCAATGCAAGATATAACAATATACCATAAAAGTAATAACAAATGGGATAGATATGTTGTAGAGGCTAGTTATAGAAATACTTCAATAACAAATCATAACAGAAATGGGTCAGATTCAAATGACAATGCCCTAATTAGGATTTTTGACATCAATGGATATAATTTAAAGTGGTTTGTAGAAAATGACGATATTATTGTAAATAAAAAGGTAGAAGATGTAATAGAAAGAGTACCATTAACAGAACTAAGTAAAAAATATGGCACTCAAAATGTTCACAAAGTAACTTCTATTGATAAATTTATATTTGATGATGAGGATTTACCAAATCATATCAAGATAGGTGCAATATGAGTTATATTATTAAAACAAAACCACTACAAACTATTTATAGAGAATTAGGTCTAGGAGAACAAGGAAAAGTACAACAATTTCTAGGAAAAACTGTAGCAGATAACTTAAAAAAATATGTATCTCATAAAAGCGGAACACAAGAAGCTTCTGTATATCCTATTAATGGTGGAAAGCAAGTCATAATAAACGTTCCTTGTGCAAGATTTCAAGCAGAAGGGAAAGTTATGGTAGGTGTAAAAAGTAGGAGTGCATATGCTAGACGTGGAGAAAGAAAAGTAGTTATAAACAAAAATTTAAAATATCACAGCAGTAAATTAAGAGGTGCACACCCATTTGAAAGAATGAAGGCAGACAAAAGAGACAAAATATTAATGCAAACAGCAAATTATGCAAGGAGGTTAGACAATGGATAAAGCAATAAACGAATGGTTGTTAAAATATGAACCAATAAAAGAAATAGCAGAAATGATACATACAGAGGAACTACCAGAAGAAACAGATACTTTAGCCTTGCAAAGAAGTGGAGTAGAAAATTTGCCACTAAAATATATAACAGATACAGGCTGGTATAGACAATATCAATATGCATTACTTTTAAAAACAAATAGTGAAGATGACATACAAAGATTAGAAAATTTAGACTGGTTAGATGATTTAAGCGATTGGATAGATAAACAAAATCGACTAAGAAACTATCCAGTATTAAAAAATAAACAAATAAAACAAATTAGCTGTGCTAATGCGATAACCTATGAAACTGATGAAAAAGGTTTTATAAGTACGTATTATATACAGCTTTATTTTAATGTAAGAGGAGGAATTTAAAATGGCAGTTGAAGAATTAACAGATATCATGGAATATGACGAAGCACATTACTTTGGAATAAATGACGAAATAGTATTAGGTGGAGTAATCACAGAAATGACAGAAAGCTCAAACCCAACTGAAAAAGAAAAACAATATATTCATCAAAAATCGAAACAATATGCGGTAACAGGATTTTCAAACGAATTTCCAATTACAATGGATATGGTAAAAGGAGACAAAGTATTTGATTATATGTATAACTTATTTTATGAAAGAAAAGTAACTCCAGACTTAGACATAGATCATTACATTGTTAACTTATGGCAACCAGTAGAAGCACAAGAAAATACATATAAAGCAAGAAAGATAACACAAACTTGCGAAATAACTGAATGTAACGGTGCAGCAGGAGAGCAAAAACAAATAACAGGTTCACTAAAAGGCGGAGACTTTGTTTATGGTACATTTAATGTAAAAACAAAATCATTCACAGAAAATGCGTAAATAATAGGGAGATATTAAGTATAATTATATTAAGAGGAGAATAGGAAAATGGAAGATAAAAAAAGATTAAGTTTTGATTATGAGGATACAGATAAAAGTATAGAGATAGAGTTATATGGATTAGTTTTTGAGATTGATAATTTAGACAGTATAGAAGAATTAGAAAGTTTAGACAGAAATAATATTAACGTTATAGAAGCACAATTAGAAAAAATATTAGGTGAGGGTGCTATTGAAAAAATAAACAATAAAAGAAGGAAAGATGGATATAAGAAATTAGATTTAAATATTGAGTTAAATATTTTGGGATGTATATTTGAAACATATGCAAACTCAATGTCAGATAATGTATTAAGAAGAGTAACAAAAACAATTGACAATATAAATAAAGAAATAGATAGTAATATGAATAGAGAACAAAGAAGAAATTATGATAGAAATAATAGATATAAGAGAAATAAAAATTATAGGAGATATTAATATGATTATGTTTAATAAGCTACCCTATTTTGTAATATTACAAGGAAAAAAATATAAAATAAATGTAGACTTTAGAACTATGATATCTTTCGAAAATAAAGTGCAGGATAAAAGTGTCGACAAGTCGGAAAAGATAAAGTATGGACTAAGGCATTTTTATCCTGCTTTTTTTTATGCAGAAAATTATAATAAACTACTATACAATCCACAATTATATAAAGAAGCTTGTGAAAAGCTAATATGGTTTTATAAATGTGGCAGAGATAATTATCACAAAACAAAAGGAAATGGCAAAGGAAACAATAAACAAATATATTCTTATGAGTATGATGATGAATACATTTATGGTGCTTTTTACGAATTACGGAATAGATTTAGCTTATGATAAAGTACATTGGTGGAAATTTAAAGCATTGCTAAAATCTTTAAAAGATGACACGGAATTTGTGAAAATAAAAGGTTATCGAGCTTATACAGGCAAAGATGAAAATATGCTAGAATTAAGGGCGTATTGGGAATTACCAAAACCAGTTGAAGAACAGGAAAGAATAAATAAAATATATGAGGCATTGAAATAATTTTATTTTTCGACCTTTTTCGACACAAAAGTACAAGAAAAAATGATATACTCTTTTTATAATATAAATAAAAGGAGATGCGATATATATGAAATGCCCTAAATGTGGAAGTGATAATACAAATGTTCAAATGGTTACAGAAAGCCAATTAAAAAACAAACATCATAGTATAGCATATTGGATATTTATTGGTTGGTGGTGGAGACCTTTATTATGGATATGTTTAACTTTGCCAATGTTACTTGGAAGTTTGTTTGGACATAAAAAACAAAAACTAGTTATAAAACATAAAAGTATGGCAGTCTGCCAAAATTGTGGTTATTATTGGAAAGTATAAAGAATTTTTAAAGATTTCATAACACTTACATAAATGTAGGTGTTTTTTATTTTGTCTACATTGGAAAGGACAAAATAATGGCAGTAGCAGGAAGCTTAACGTACGATACAAATATAGATAAAAGTGGATTTGAAAAAGGATTAAATAGCTTAAAAAACAGTACACAAAACGTTGGAACAAAAATAAAAAACATAGTAGTTGCACTTGGAATAGATAAAATAATATCAGCAACGATGAATACAATAAAAAATTCGGTAAATGATGCAGTTTCAAGAATAGACACGTTAAACAACTATCCTAAAGTAATGAAAAATTTAGGAATAAGTAGTGAGGAATCAGAGGCTTCTATAAAAAAGTTAAGCGAAAAATTAACAGGATTACCGACTACATTGGATAGTGCTTCATTAGCAGTACAAAGATTCACAAGTAAAAACAGCGACATAGAGAAAAGCACTGATTACTTCTTGGCGTTAAACAATGCGTTATTGGCTGGTGGTGCATCAGCAGATATACAATCATCTGCTATGGAGCAGTTAAGCCAAGCATATGCTAAAGGCAAACCAGACATGATGGAATGGAGAAGCTTACAGACTGCAATGCCAGCACAATTAAACCAAGTGGCAAAAGCTTTTAATATGACATCTGATGAGCTTGGAGAAGCTTTAAGAAATGGCAAAATATCAATGGACGATTTTATGGATAAAATCGTTGAACTAAACGAAAATGGTACTGGAGAATTTCAATCATTTGAAGAGCAGGCAAAAAATTCAACAGGTGGTATAGCTACATCAATTACAAATATGAAAACCGCTATAACACGTGGGGTTTCAGAAATAGTAAAATCAATAGATAAGCTTTTGGATAGTATAGGTTTGGGAGGAATTAGTAATGTACTAAATCAAATAGGAAAAGAATCAGAAGGAATATTAAAAAATATTGCCAATGTTTTAAATGAAATAGCTGAAGATGGGATAAGTTCTGTATTAGAAACAGCCAAACAGAAAGGGCCTGAAATAATAACCAACTTAGTAAATGGTATTGTATCAAAAATTCCAGATATAATCAGCACAATCTCAAACATACTTATACAATTTATACAAGTTATAATTGCAAATTTACCTGCTATAATTAGTGGTGGTGTGCAAATAATATCGGCATTAATAACAGGAATAGCTCAGCAGTTACCAACTTTAATTCCTATGGCATTAGAGCTAATTCTAACCTTAGTAACAAGTTTGTTAGACAACATAGATCAGTTAATAGATGCAGGAATCAACTTAATTATAGGATTAGCAGAAGGATTAATTAATGCAATTCCTATACTAATAGAAAAAATACCAATAATAATAGAAAAATTAATAAATGCAATAGTTAATAATTTACCTAAAATAATTCAAATGGGTATAACATTAATAGTGAAGTTGGCAGAAGGATTAATAAAAGCAATTCCTCAATTAGTTAGCAAAATACCACAAATAATAGGTGCATTAGTTTCTGGATTTGGACAGTTTTTAAGTAATATGTGGGATGTTGGCAAAAATATTGTTGAAGGAATATGGAATGGAATAAAAAATGCAAAAGATTGGCTACTAGGAAAAGTAAAAGAATGGTGTGGAAACATTCTAAATGGAATAAAAGCTTTTTTTGGTATACATTCACCTTCGAGAGTAATGAGAGATGAAATTGGTAAACGTCTACCACAAGGTGTTGCAGTGGGTATAGAAGCGGATACAGATGAAGCATTAAAAGCAATAGACAATATGAATAACGACATTATGTCTGAAATGAATAAAGCAGTAGCATTCGAAACTGGTTCGATAAATGCTAATGCAAGTGTAAAATCTAACAATTCTATGCTAAATGTAATACAAGCAACATTTAATATAGATGGAAGTGTAGAGATAGATGGACAAAAAACAGGAAGAATTTTAACACCTTATATGACTAAAACATTAAAGACAGGAGGTGCATTCGCATAGACTTACGATATAATGGAAAAAGTTATAAAGTATTAGATAGCATAGAAATACAAAAATCTTCAAGAGAACTAAAATATACAGATATAAAAATAGATTTTAAGGGAGGAACAATAGAAGACCTCCCTTTTTATATGCAAGAAATGCAAATATACGATATAAATAATAAACTGTTATTTACAGGATATTTAGAAAGTTACAAGATGCCTGAATTAACAATGTTAAATAATATAGAAAATGAATTAACATTAACCCTAATGACACCACGTACAATGGCAACAAAAAAGACTGTAACAATCGTAACAACAGATACAATGTTAAATATTATTAATAGAATCTTTCGACCACTTTACAATGATGGATTTGCGTTAAAAGAAAGTAACTTTGACAATAAAGCTATAACAGTTAAATTAATAGCGAGAACAATAGAAGAATGCATGAAAATTTTGTCTACTAGATATGCACTATATTGGAATATAAACGAATTAAAAGAAATTACAGTAAACAGCATTGAATATCAGTTTAATAAACCTTTTACAAAATCGATAAATATAAACAATTATAAAGAACAAATAAAAGGATTTACAAAGTTGGTTCCAAGTGTAGAAGGAACAGACTATGCTAATATAATAAATGTAAAAAATGCAAGAGTATTTTATAGTAAGTTTCAAACAGAAGGACTAAATATCAGTTTAAGCAACGGAGACAGAATAGATTTTGAAAATCCACTTGATATTAGTCTTTCAACAGCTAAAAGAATAAAGGCAAATTCGGTTGAGCAGGGTTCTTCCGTTGCAGTAACGAATTTGTCTATTGTTTATAACAACAATCAAGAAGCTTATATTATAAGCGGATTTAATACAAGTGGAGATATAAAACCACGGAAGCAACTATAAAGATATAGCAATAGATGGTAGTACAGGTGCAAAATTTGTATTAACACTGGATTCGACATTTAAAAATTTAGCAACAGGAATTACATATAAAGGAGAAGGTACAGTTACTATAAACGGAATATCTAGCCAAACATATCTAAGATATTCAAGTATGAAACTTCTTAATTGGCATGAAATAGAAAAAAACGCAGGCACTATAACGACAACTGGTCAAATAGAAAAAACTCTTAATGCTAAAGAAAAGTGGTTTACTGTACAAGAATTAACAGATTATGTCAGAGGAAACTTTGTTTCTAATGATAAAAATACAAATATTATAAAAATTTATTGCGATGAAGATAACAAAATAGAAATAGGAGATAGGTTAGAAATAGATTTACCAGAACTATATACACAAGGAAATTATATAACTACAGATATGACAATTTCAAAAGAATGGAATAATCCTTATAAATATATTATAGAACTAAGAAACACAGCATTATCTGAAAATTATGCTAATTTATTTCAAGATTCATTAGATACAGAAGAACAAGCAAATCAAGTAGAGGTTGAATATGTTGTGGAATATGCAGAAGAAGAGATAATAAAAGAAACTCACGAAGTTACATTAGATGAAAATTATAATAATACATTAAATTTTATTTTGAGAGGTTAGAAATGAAAATCAAGAATGAAGAAGTTTCAGTAAAAATTGGGAATAAAACAAAAGTGTTTACAAATCTAATAATGAATAGTTATCTAGATTTATTCGCAGATAGTTTTTTGAATTTTAAAAGCAAAAATTTACCATATTGTTTAGTAAATTTCACAAAAGGCAACTCGGATATTGATAAAGACTCTATTAAAATGCAATATGACACAATATTAGAAGCAGATTTCGCAAGTAATATAGAAACACTAACAGAAAATAATATAATAAATAAATACTTTTATCAAAGTCCTGTTGCAGATTATCCATATTTACAAGATTTCCAAGGAAAACAAATAATGCAATTAGGATTTGCAAATTGGGATGATGCAAAACAAGATTATGTATTATATGCTTATTTAGACATATCTAAATATAACATAACAATTCAAGAAAACCAACCTATTATAATAAGTAGAGTTGATAAAATAAGTAGCGATATGAATTTTTGGGGTAATGACAATAAATTAAAAGCACCGTATCACTTAACAGGTAGAGGGTTACTAGAACTTCAAGGAATGGATTATTCTAATATATATCCTAAACTATATTCAATAGGTTTTGGTATTTTTCCGTATAAGTACATAGATGAATATTTACTAGAAAATTTAAATATCGAGAAAACAGGAACAGGAGAAATAACTATAACTGGAATAAATAATAATTTTGCTAAACCTGATTTATATCCTAAACCTGATTTATATCCTAAACCTGATTTATATCCTAAAGAATCTACGGCTAACTTATTAATTTATAAATTTAAAATGTTTAGAGAATATTACGAAGACCCGATGTTGCCTCCAATTTTAGAGGATACAGGTCTTTTTTATGTACAATACAAGGAATTAAATAGATATGGAGTAATTGACAAATTAAAAATTAAATATGAAAGAGGTTAGTAAAATGCCAATAATAAAATTTAATAATTACAAAGAACCTGGAATATCTAAAGAAGTTCTAGAAGAATTGCAGGTTAATTTGTTGAAGATGGTTTTCCCAGTTGGAAGTACATATATAACCCAAACTGCTATAAACCCAGCAAATGAAGAGATTTTAGGCTTTGGAACTTGGGAAAGATTAAAAGGAAAAGTAGTAGTTGGACTGGATGAAAATGATGCAGATTTTAATCAAATAAACAAAACAGGTGGTAGCAAATATATACAAGAACATTATCACAAAGACTCAATAGCTGTAAATGGACACGAAAACCTAGAAACTGTAGGCTATAATGGTGCACAAAGTACAGCGCAATATTATGTTAGAACTTCTGGAGTACAGGGTGCAAAAACAGGAAATTCAGGAAATTTACAACCATATCAAGTTGTAGGATATATGTGGATAAGAATTAATTAGAAGGTTATAAAGGAGGTTTAGAATGGCAAATAAAATAACATATAATAATAAAGCACCAATGCAAGACAATCCAGAAATACCAGTAGAAAATAAAGCAACAGCAGAAGATTTTAATGAAATAAAAGAAGTTGTAAATAATAATGCAGATGAATTAAACACAGCAAATGAAAATATAAAAAAATTACAAAATGGACAAGGCACATCAAATACAGAAATAACAAATTTAAAAAACAAAGTACAAACATTAGAAAATGATAATGCAACAAATAAAGCTAATATCTCTACATTGCAAGAAGATAATAATACCAATAAAAATAATATAACTAATTTACAAAACAATAAAGTAGATAAAGAAGAAGGAAAAGGACTAAGTACAAATGACTTTACTAATGAAGAAAAAGAAAAGTTAGCAGGATTAAATAATTATGATGATACAGAAATAATAGACTTACTCCCAAAAGTAAGTAACAAAGGAGAGAGTATAGCATTAGAAAATACAGCAAGAGCAAAATTTACGAAATTCAGAATTGAGGGAAATAGCAAACAAGAAACAAGAGAAGGATATAACTTATGTAATGTAACTGACCAAACTAAATATGGAGTAACATTTAAAAAAATGAAAAATGGAATATTATTAAATGGAAAAAGTACAGAAACTTTTGATGTAACAGTATGTGAGAAAACTGTAGCAGGTGGAAATTATTGTATAAAAGGTTTAGGTAGTACGGCAAGTAATTCAACATTTCAAGAAGCAATATATAAAAATGATACGATAGATTGTTACGTTGCAACAACTAGTAAAATACGTGCTTTTGCTGATAATGATGTACTGAAATCACGTTTTTATATTTATAAAGATGCTACTTTTAATAACTTATTAGTACCTGTGCAGATAACAAAAAGCGATGATAAAGATTATGAACCGTATGGAACAATGCCTTCTGAAGAATTTCCAAGTGAGATTAAAAATGTGAAAGAAAACGTAAGAATAAATATACGAAACAAGAATTTTTGTGATTTAGACATTTTAGAAAAGTTAAAAGAAGGAGCTATTACAATTAATAGTTCAAATTCGTTTACAATTAATTTAGAAAATGGAAGGATGAAAATTACTTCAAGAATAAATATAATGTTGCCGGACGGCATAGACAAAAGTAAAAAATACAGAATAAAATATCATAGAAAAATGAATAATGTATCATTTTTACCACGCTTATCAGCTTTATATGTAGATGGAAGTAAAGAAGAAGTTGAAGATAGAGTTTTAGAAGCAGATTATGAATATGTCACAAGTGGAAAAGAGTTGTCTGGAATGACGGTATCGTGGAACACACAAGATCAAGGTGGTATAGTAACTTTTTCAAATATTAGTATTACGGAAATAAATGAAAATAGTGATTTTGAAGAAAGCAAAAAACAGACAATAATATTCCCATTTAAGCAAGATCAAAAACTGATGCAAGGAGACTATTTAGCAGATGATGGAATACATCATAAGAGAAAACAGGTCGTGCTGGACGGCAGTGATGATGAAGGTTGGAACTATAACGGTGGTAGTCTTAGTAATAATATTTCAGCCTTTACAGCTAATATATCCAACTTAATTAGTGTAGAAAATACTGATACCAAAGTAAGAGTAATGTGTAATAAAACTATTGGCTTAAGTGCAAGTGAAGCAACAAAACTTCAAAAATATAATGCTATTGCAGTTATATCAGATAAAAGGATATATTTATGTGTCCAGAGAAGTTCTTTTTCAACTTCTCCATCTACTTTAAAAACTTGGTTACAATCAAATCCTATTACAGTAGAATACGAACTAGCAGAAGAAGAGATAGAACCTTATACAGAAGTTCAGAAAGAAGCATATGAACAAATAAAAAATGCAATAAGTTATAAAGGACAAACAAATATATTTAGTACGAATGAGATAAAGCCTATTTTTGAAGTTGAGGCATTAGCTGATATAGGACTATTATTAAATAATATGCAAGCTCAAATACTTGCAGGAGGTGAGTAAATTGAATACAAGTAAATTATTCAAAAATGCAATAATGAATTTATATAAATCAAAGATATATACTGTAGACTTTGCAATACTAAAAGCTAGTGATTATGCGGATAAAAATAAAATTAATGCAAATGATTATGAAGAATTGATAACATATTTAGCAGAAGAACAAGAAAAATCAATGCAAGTTGAAGAAGATATTATGGACAATGCTGTAGAAGAAATTGAACAAATTAAAAATGCGGAAACAGCAGAAACTGAAGCTACTAAGGAGGAAGAGTAATGCAAGAAATAGGAAAATTGATAAACGAATATGGTGTTTCACTAGTCATAGTAATACTTTTCTTATACGATTGGCTTACAACTAGAAGAAATATGCAAAAAACAATAGAACAAAATGGTAAGTGCTTAATCGAAATACAAAATACAAATATGAATACAGCTAAATCCTTGGAACTATTACAGAAAAGTATGGATAATCAATCAGAGTTTTTGCAAGTGCATGATAGAAGATGTGAAGCTATAGAAAAAGATATTGAAAAAATAGAAATAAAAATGGAGGGATAGCAATGAATAACGAGCAAAAAAGAAAAATAATATTAATAATTTCAGCAGTAATAGTTGGAATATTAGGTGGATTGGGATTTTACAAAGCAAATGAAAATAGTTCAACTAATGAAATTGTAAATGGTGTAGTAAATGAAGTAAAAAACAATATTAGTACATACGATATGACAGAACAAGAAGTAAAAGACTTACCAACTACAGAAATACAAGTACAAACAGAAGAACAAGAAAAAGCAGTAGCAGGAGAACAAACAGTTGAGGATGAAAAATTTGAACAGCAAGGAGAAATAGCATACAATGGCACAAGTGAATATCCTAATGTTACTTTAGGAAATTATCAAGGACTTACATATTATAGTCAAATAGACAATAGATGGCGTTATAAAATGTATTCTAGTGTAGGAAATAGTTCTCAAACAATAGGAACATCAGGTTGTGGGCCAACTTGTGCAAGTATGGTAGTAACAGCAACAAAGGGAACAATAACACCACCAGAAATGTGTGATTTATTTGTAAAATATGGATACAGAAGTGCTAACAATGGAACTTATTGGAGTGCTTTTAGATTTGTAGCAGATACATTTAATATAGGGTATCAAGAAACAACAGACATTCAAAGAGCATTGCAATTATTAGAAAGTCAAAATTATGTTGTGGCTAGTTGTGGTAATGGATTATTTACTACAGGTGGTCATTTTATTTTACTAACTAAAGTTGAAAACGGAATGATAGAAATATATGATCCATACTTGTATGCTGGTAAATTTGATACAGCTACAAGAAGAGGAAAAGCAGTAGTTGAAGGTAATAAAGTTTATGTAAGTGTAGACAACTTCAAAAAATACGCTAATTACAAAGGTTTCTTTGCATATAAATATGATGGTAGTACACAAGAAAATAAACAAACAGTTACAACACAAGCATATACTAGATATGTAAACACTAAAATAGGATTAAATGTAAGAAATAAGCCAAATGGATATATTGTAGGAGGATTGTCGAATGGAACAGCAGTAACAGTATATGAAACAGATGGTAATTGGAGCAGAATAGGAACAAATAAATGGGTTTCTAGTAATTATTTAACAAGTTATATGCCTTCAACACAAACTCCTGTTAAAACTATTTCTGGTGTGAAATATACAACAGGAAAATACAAAGTAAATGCTAGTGTCTTAAATGTTCGCACAGGTCCGAGTACAAAATATAAAATAAAAGGATATAAACAATTAACGTCTAATGCAAGATATCAAAATAAAAGATTAGGAAATCAATATACTAATGGATTAAAACGTGGAGTAGTAACAACAGTTACTAAAGTTCAAAATAGATTTGGATTAACTCCAAGTGGATGGATTTCATTAAATTATTGTACTAAATTATAAAAGTAGAGGTAGATTAGATTATTTCTAGTCTACCTCTTTTTTGTGCCAAAAAAAGAAATAGTTGGTTGGCAATAACTATTTCCTTTTTTATTTCCGTATTTGGATTATTTATATTATTAACAATATTATAATATTATTTTCTTGTTTTGTCAACATTTAAAGTTTCCATCAATGCCTTTTGCAATATTTGAGAAAAATTAACGTTCTCTTTTTCAGCAATAGTATTTAACCAAGCGGGAATGGATAAAGTTTTTTTAACAGATTTGTTTTCATATTTTCTTTTGTGTTCTTCTAAATCGACAGAAACAAAAGATATAATCTGATTTTCTTCTAACTTTATTGATTTAATATCCGTAGTACATTCTGGATATTCAGTCAAATCTTCTAAAAATAATCCCATAGCTTCTTTAGCGTTTTCCATAGCTTCAGCTAAAGTTTTTCCATCACTAAAACAACCTTTCAAGTCAACAAATTCAACCCAGTATTCATTATCTTCTAAAGTGAAAATAGCAGGGTAAGTTAATAATATTTGTTTTTTCATAATTACACCTCTTTATATTATAGTATGCACATTCAGGTAGGACTTATTCAAGTCCCGCCTGTTTTAGTAGTTTTTTTAGCAATCCTTTTTTTAAATCTCTGTTATGCATTGGAACAATTATATCTATGTATCCGTTCCTTTCTTAACCTTAAGTGTGAGCCTTCTTGCTTGACTTCATACCAACCGATTTTTCTTCAAAAGTCTTACCAATTCCTTAGGTGTCATACTCATAATATAAATAATCCTCCTTTCTTCAAATCTAAATTAATTATACACTATACGTTACGTATTGTCAAGCGATTTTTTAAGAAAAGTTAAAAATTTCTGGGAAATTTTGAAAATTTATAAAAACCCCTAAAATCAAGGCATAAAAGTATATTACTTAAATTTAAAAATCGATTATATTGCATTCTCGTGCGTCGAAATTTTGGCTAAATTTCAGTAATTTTCCAATATTAAAAATATTTTCCTTTCGACAAATTCCAACACAACAATTTAACATAAAATGTTATAATATCATAAAGGAGATGATAGTTATGGAAAAAGCATGTAAAGACTCTCTACAAATGATAAAAGTATTAAATATAAAAAATGAGAAAGAGTATAACAAGTTGCTAAAATTCTATTTAATATTATCATCAGAAAGTTTAAAAGGAAGATTGAGAACAAGAAGATTCAAAAAAATAATAAAACTAGCAAAAGAAGTCTAAAGGGCTTCTTTTTTTATTAAGTTTCTCATAAGAAACCAGAATCATGCTATTATTCATTTAAGGAGTGATATCATGAATTATTACGAAAAGAGTAGAGAAATATTTAAGAATAAGATGCAAGAAAACAAGGAAATAACAAAAGAGGAATGGGACAAGTATGCATATGATAATTGTTTATTCAGTTCAAATGTTTTAGAATTTCATAGCAATGTTGATACATTTGAAAAATTAAAAAGAGAACTCTCATAAAAAATATAAAACAATACATACTAAAGATGAGGTTATTATGAGAGTAGAGATTTTAGTAAAGAAAATAAGAATAGAAAAAGGATATACAATTGATAAGGTTGCACAGCTAGCAAAGATGTCAAAGGGACATTTAAGTAGAATAGAAAGAGGAGAAACAGAGCCAACAATAAGTACTTTAGCAAGACTGGCGATGGCATTAAAGGTAGATGTAAATGATTTATATAAAATACATTATTAG